ATGAGAGAGATGCACACACTGCAACAACCCCCATACCCCCCTTAGCCCCCTAAACGTCTTTCCTTCTATACTTCTAGACATTCATACATCTATACGTCTGCACATCTGGATGTTTAGACGTCTATACTGCTATACATGCCTAACGGCGAGTGTCAATGATACTTTAGTCTAATGACCACCACACTATTCACCATAACTCATTGATATATATGCCTTAATGCCTACGGCGAGATTGTTATAATTATTCTTTATATCTTATGCGTTAATTATATTGTATAACGCCTTGCGAGTACTGTTGCATCAGTGTATATACGTACGCATGTATAGATGCTTCATGCGTACACGTTGCCTTATACTTTTAATAGGCTGTCAACATTCTTTACACCACTATGCCCGTATTTAAAGGGCTTGAGTGTTTAGCCTCAAATGTGTCAAGTTTCTTTACACCCTCTATCCCGCATTCCACCGTTAAAAGTGTCGGGTTTCTTTACACTGGCACACTTTTGTTATTACCTGTTTTCTCTAAGTCATTGGTTTGTAAGGCTTTTGCAAAGTTGGCCTTGAAAGTGCAATAGTCTTGGCAAGTCGCATCGATGATGTGACTGGGTTAAACCCCACGTTCTTTAACAATTTGGTTCACACGCTCACTGGCTGAGGCTGGCTGGCGGATAGATAGCAAAGACAAGCTGAAATAAACTCTCGTACCCGTTGCCATGCGCTCCCTGTTTAGGCTTGCGCTCTGCCCATTGCAGCTAGTATATGTGTGAACCCTGTTCGTAAGAACAATGCTCTTTAACAATTTGATGACGTGAGATAGACCACTAAGCCAGTGTTACGCCCTAGGTTAGTTGTGTTTAAAAGGTGTTTGTTACTAGGTAACGGCAACGGATAGACAAACAAGGCCAACGGAATAACCGAGAGTGAGCGGTAGCCCTAACGGGAGTCGTGCGCCTAATGAAATGTAGGCAAGTGTAAGCTATCAGAACGGCCAGTCTGCTATGGCCTTATAATTGCAACGTCGTCAGATAGTGTCTAGGTCTATGCCTATTCCAGTTCATTAACAATCATATACCCCTATCATAATTGCCTAAGACAGGTAGAGAATAACTGTTTTCCATCCTAGTTACGACTTCAGCCAAAGTATACCTTTCATTCAATTTAGGGGAGCAAGCGCCTAGCCAATCGGGTGAGTTACTGACAATAACAATTCCCGTAGCATTACCGCAAGGGATGCGTGGCTACTATGACGGGGCGCTAATACCGTCTGCTAATATACAAGCTCTGAGTATATCCGTTCAATCCATTGATTAGCGTTATGAACTAATCAGTGGGTTGCGGGATGTATTTATTAAGCACGATTAGTTCAATTGGATAGAGCAACTGTCTTCTAAACAGTCTGTTACAGGTTCGAGTCCTGTATCGTGCGCCACTTATTTAACCAACCAAACAACGAGGTGATTTATGAACTTCACTACACTTATGCAAGCTATTGCTGAACTGGCACAAGCTGAAAAAGTAACCAAAGCTAAACTATCTGAACTATCACGCCAACTACTAGCCTATGTGTTAGAAACCGCTGATGTCCGCCCTATTAATGCGTTGCTAGGTAAACAAGACGACGGTAGTTTTACGCTAACGGCTGTTAACTGGCGTGTTGCTTGCCAATACTTTCACCACTTCTTACCATTCACATCTAATTACAAGGATGTGCGTGATTGCGTTATCAATGGTGGCAAGCGTGAAGAACTTATCTTTGAAAAGAAAGATAAGAAACGTTTCGATGTCAAGTCTGAACTAATCGCTGAATGGTTAGCCGATGAGTCTAACGATATATGGTCATGGTCTGACAGTGTTAAGGTTGAAGCTAAACCAACCGACTACGCTGCCCGTATCACTAAGGCTGTTGAAGCTGGCATGAACGAGGACAAAGGCGGTCTGTCTGCTACTGAAGTTATGTCTGCTATTATTGCGGCTGGTGTATCGATGAATGATATGCTTGATGCTATCGCTAATGTGGAAAAGGCTGATAAGCTGATAGCTGAAACCATAGGTGAAACCGTTGTTGAAGAACCTAACTTCTAATGTTGTACTTGTGGGCTGTACTGCCAGCCCTTTTCTTTTGCCCTAGTGTCTATCATGTAGTTGACAATGTAATGCAAGGTGAGTATGTGAATGCTTGCCTTGGTTCTGTCGTGGTACTAGTCTCATTGCGCATAGGTGTTCCATTATGGGATGCTGTGTGCCGTAATTTTTACCAGCAAAATTTAAGGTGATTCCATGCCTGAACGTAAAGTATTGATTAAACTACTTGCGGCTCTACGCCTTTTACAAAAACGTGAAATACCTGCTACTGATTTGGGCATTTGTGGTAATCTGATTTGTTACTTTGAGTTTTACGATGGTGAGTACGAACCTGTCATGGATGAGGCTCTTGAACAGTGTGAGTGGTACACTGGGGACGAATGTTACCCTATACCGGGTTGTGGTTACTCTGACCCTAGTGACGCATACCACAAAACTGATAATAAATGGGCTACTGAAACATTTTCTACTCGTTCTTACGCTCTAAGACGCTACGAATTAGTAGACCGTATGATTGACGTATGTATTAAACATATTGATTCACCTAGTTCTAAATTATCTGTTCTTAAATAGTTTTAGTAATGTATTAGTGTGAACATATTAATATTAATGTTCACTACTAATATTATTCTTTATATTATTTGTTATATTATTTATTACCCGTTCACTTCGTTCACTTAGGTAATGTATATTACTTATACTATACACTACGTAAGTATATACTCGTTTTTTAGCAAATATTATGCACAGAAATGAGTATATATTTGCGTAAGGAGAACTAAATGACTGTTATACCTGACTTTTTAATTGCGTTATTCATTCTTATTTCAATTATTGGTGCGTTGTTCTGTGGAACTTGGTTGGTGATTAATATGAACCATGTAGGTCGTGGTTACAATCCAACACGTGAAGCTAAGTTTATCTGTGCGTTCTTAACACTACTAGCTATCATTGCTAGCTGGATAAAACTGTGGGGTGGTTAGTATGGACTTAGGTTTAGCTTTGGCGTTACTACACGTACTCATCTGCCTTATACTGTGTGCTATACAAGTTTATATGCTTGAAAGCACAGACGGTGATAAGATTCTTTGGTGCATAGCAATAATCTATTTCTTAATCACTATCCCTTTCTACATGATGTTAGATACGTCAGTAGGGTACATCTTTAATAAAATCGTAGGAGGCTAACATGCCGCGTATAATTCCCCGTATTGATTTCGCTTCAACTTGTTGTGTTGCTGGACTTGAACCATTAAAGGCACAGAAGCAGGCTCACAGCCATCGTGTGAAGAGTTCTCAGTCAAGACGACATAAGGTATCAAGTGAACCTAGAAGTGCCGTGAGAGGCAATACAGGAGCTCTCAGCCGTAGTGGTGAAATGTATCGTAACAGTAGTAAGCAACATCGCTTGTCTATTGAAGCCGCTGAATCTAAACTTGGTGAAATGTTGCGAGGTATGGATGCGTAAGACAGCAGGTGGTACAACAATCGTTGTCTTTCCTTACCAAAGTGAATTGAGACAGCGTTTACTTAGCCATGAACACAAGCCTCATGTAGTGATAGGCGGCAAGTGTGTTCAAGTAAAGGTTATACAAGTCGAGACAGCAGATGGTTTACTTGTTGTCGAATATCGTGAATTATTTAAACCAAGTCAGGAGAATGACTAATGAAACTACCACAAATTGGTGAATCTGTATTGGTGTTACATGCAAGCAATGGTAACGGGAAGTTAAACAAGCTAAAGCGCAGCCTAGGACGCATCTCACAGGTATCTACTGTATACCTTGAGGGTGAGGTAGGGGTAGAGGGAGATGTCTTCTCTGTGAAGCCCTGTGCTGATGGCAAGGCTAAGTGGGAGACAGTAGCCTAGTTCATTAAGGGATGCTGGTTATGGCAATTTCTACTAGAAAAATTTCAGACAAATCCGAGGAGGAAGATGTGTCTTACAAAAAACATTATACACCTGCTGGTGTTAACCTAGTTGATGCTTTAAAAAAGTATTTGGCTGAACTTCCTGAATATGGAAAGGATGGTGACAAACCTTACTACGGAACGGCTGCTTATACTTTCCTAAGCCGTGAAGGAAGGTTCTATACAAATCTGTCGGCAGCGTGTTCTGCTAGTCTGAGAAGCTATGCTCCAAAAGACCTGCTTTACATTGTTCACAGAGCTTACAATCTGGAATACAAACACCTAGGTCTGACGGAAGATATCGTAAACGACTACTACCACTGGCTTCTTAATGAGAGCCCTTGGGCAGAAGCGTTCCTTACTAAGAAAGTATTGTACGCTAAACGTTATGGTGTTGAAATGGACACTAGCAAGAACGGCGGTCTTGTGTATGGTGCTACCATAGCATGTCGTATATGGGAATGGCCTGCGGTTATTGTAGCTTGGAGTGCTCTGTATAAGCAAGGGGTTGGTAAGAACTTTGCGTTCCTTCTAGGACATTACATCACTGTTGGCAGTGAAGGTAAAGCTCTGTTAAACGCGTTTCCTAAACAGGACAACCACACTGCCATACAGCCGTCGTACATTGCTGATTGCTCTGGATCTTTAGCACGGTTTGCTAAAGGCGAGTTCCTAATCAACCACTCTCCTGAACAGGCTTTCTACTTGAAAAACAGGGACGATATCCAGAGATACTATGCCAACGACCAGTTCCTTAAAGGTAACAGAGGAACCTGTACGGCTTTCAAGACATCTCTAAAAGAATTGGCAAAGGAGAGTCAGGAGAAGGGTGAAAACAAACTCAATCCTTTTGCTAGAAATCCTGTATCTGAGTCTTACGACATAGCGGTTTTGAGCAAGAAGCTGATAGAGTTTGAATCTCGCTTGGAGGTTAAGTAATGAAAGTGTATGTTGAAGGACGTGCTCGTGCATACGAGACCATGTTTCGTGAAGCAGGTTTCACTATTGCTCCTCTTAAAGATGCTGAACTTGTTTGTCTTACAGGTGGTGCAGATGTAAACGCCATAATGTATGGGGAACACAACCATTACACAACTTGCTTCGACCGTGGACGCGATGAAGCCTGTCTCCGTATGTGGAAACACTGTCAAGCAAACAAGATTCCTATGGTTGGTATCTGTCGTGGCGGTCAGTTCCTTAATGTGGTAAATGGCGGTCGTTTATGGCAAGACGTAAACAACCACGCTATTAGTGGTACGCATGAAGCAACCACCTATTTAGGTGAAGTTGTACAGGTTACATCAACACACCATCAGATGATGCGTCCGTCTCCTAAAGGTGATGTGATTATGCATGTCCGTGGTCGTAGTACAGTACGGCAACACATGAGAGATGGTATCTCTGTGTCTGACACTGGTGAACATGAGGATGTAGAGGCAGTGTTCTACCCTGAAACAAAGACACTGTGTTTCCAACCTCATCCTGAGTTTGCTAATAACGGAGATACACGTCGTGTGTTCTTCTCATTTGTTAAAGAATTTATCCAAGGAGATAAGTAAATGGCTACAATTATTCGCCGTCGTAAGTTAGGTATGTCCTCTGCTAAAGGTATTTCAGAGTTTTCCAAAGCTGGTATCACTTGGTGTCGTAATGATAAGGGTATACCTGATGATAATCTTTATATCCGTTGGGGTTGTACTTCTAACGTTCCTAACCCCAATGCTACTGTTCTTAACCCTGCCAAAGCTATTCACCAAGTCAATGACAAGCTTGGCTTTCGCAAGACTCTTGATGAAGCAGAGCTTTGTCCGGCTACACACTTCTTTACTGCCCAAGAAGCTGCAATGTATGAGCCTAACATTAACACACCAGATGGTGAGTTTGTGGCACGCCCTCCTACACATGCACAGGGTCGTAACATCTTTGCTGGTAACTTCGCTGCCTGTGTAGCTCAGCTTAATCGTTGGGGTAAAGGTGGTGGTTACGTGTCTCGTAAGGTAGACAAGGTTGCTGAGTATCGTGTATTTGTTGTACAAGGACGAGCTGTATGCGTCGCTCAGAAGACTCCAGCAGATGCTAATGCATTGGCATGGAACGTAGCTAAAGGTGGCCGCTTCGACAATGTACGTTGGGATAATTGGCCTTTACAGGCAGTACGTCGTTCCATTGAAGCGTTCAACCTAACCAAGTTAGACTTCGGTGGTGTTGATGTAATGGTTGATGCCAACGGTGACTCAACTATCTTGGAGATTAACTCTGCTCCTTCACTAACAAGCCCATACCGTCAAGAGTGTATGGCTAAAGCGTTCGACTACATCGTAGAGAATGGTCGTGAACGCATCCCTTTAATTGAAGCACGTGGTGGTTACAAAAAGTTTGTACACCCTGCAATCTGTGATAATGCCCTTTTAGTTTAGGAGAAATAAGATGATTAAACAATGTAAATGTCAACACCAAGAACAAGACCGTATAAACGGTAAAGGTAATCGTGTCTACAACCCAACCACTAAACCTAAGAAAGATGGTGGTGTGGAACACAGATGCTCTGTGTGTGGAAAACAATCTTAATTAACAAGCTCCTTACGGAGCTTCTTCTTTTTATTAACGAGAACCTGTTAGGTTCAGGAGGATAGTCCCATTTGTGGTTTAGTCGGTATGGTAGGTAAGATTACCAAGAACGAAAAGAAAATGTTCCGTACTCTGCTTATCATGGACACGGTTCGTGGTGATCATAGTACAGGTGTAGTAATTGTTAATGACAAAGGTGTGCCTAGTATATTCAAACAGGTAGGCAACCCTTATGAGTTGTTCGACAGCATGAAGTACAACTCTGGCATCAACGGTGTATGTAGTGCTCTTATCGGACACAACCGTTACGCTACCAAAGGTGCTGTTAACAAGGTGAATGCTCACCCATTTAACCACGGTGACATCTCTGGATCTCATAACGGAACACTTACTAAGCAGTGGTTGCTTCCTGATAGTTCTAAGTTCAATGTAGACAGTGAGAATATCATGTACACACTGAACAAGGAAGGTGTTAAGGACACTATTAAGAAACTGTGTGGTGCGTATGCACTGACATGGCACAACGCCAAAGACAACACAGTTAACATGGTGCGTAATGAAGAACGTCCTCTGTGTATGTCTTACGCTAAAGACCGCAAGACAATCTTCTGGGCTAGTGAAGCGTGGATGTTGCACGTAGCATCAGCTAAAGCTGGTGTTGAAATTGGTGAAGTGTTCTCTATCAAGACAGGTCGTTGTATCTCTATACCTGTTCCTAAGGTAGCGCCTGTGTCAGTGCCTGCCTATTCTGTCAATGACATTGAAAACTACGAGGTTGAGGAGTATGTTGAGCCTGTAAAAAAGCCGTCAACAAAATCTACGGGTACATCGGTAGGAAATACTACTGAAAAAAAGCCTCCCTTTACTCCGGATGTCAACGCTGGCACTGAGTTACAAAAGCACTTCAACAAGAACGTTATCTTCCGCGTTCGTGGCTTTCGTAATGTGGGCAACACGGAGTATATGTGGGGGACTGTCTCAGGAAGTAATGTTGAAGTACGCCTCAACACTGGTCGCAAGACTAAGAGAGGGGCGGAGTGGTATGATGTTAAGAAACTGTGGAAGGGCTATGTTAAGAAAGTCCACCTCAATCCCGGCACACCCTATGGTGTTATTGATTTACGTACTATCAAAGAGTGCCATCTCAACGCTGTCTCAGATGATGGTGAAGAGTTGGAGAAACTTAACCACGTTGGTTACAATGGTCAGCTATTCACTGGTTTCGAAATGCAAAAGAAACTGGAAGTAGGTTGCGGATGGTGTGATGAAGTACCATCCCTTGATGAATCTGACCAAGTGTATTGGATAGGTTACAGAGAATTTTTATGTCCACACTGTGCGTCACTTGACGACACTAAACAATTTAGAATGTAGGAGAAAGTAATGGAACTTTTAATTGGAGCAGACCCAGAACTATTCGTAACTAAGAATGGTGAATTTGTATCAGGCCACGGCATGATTAAAGGCACTAAGCAGCAACCTTTTAAAGTCGAGAAAGGTGCTGTGCAAGTCGATGGCATGGCGTTAGAATTTAACATCGACCCTGCCAAGGATGAAGAAGAGTTCTTGGCTAACCTTAATGCTGTCCGTGAACAGATGGGTAACATGGTAGCAGGTTATGAACTGTCGAACTCACCTGTTGCTGTATTCAGTGAAGAAGTTTTGTCAATGCAACCTCCAGAAGCTCTGGAGCTAGGCTGTGAGCCTGACTATAACGCATACACTGGTGAGGTTAACCCTCGTCCTGATTCTGCTGTTAAGTTCCGTACTGGAGCTGGTCACATCCACATCGGTTGGACTAATGATGTTGACCCTATGCACCCTGAACACTTCGAAGCGTGCCGTATGCTTACGAAAGAACTGGATGCAATCCTTTATACACAAGCTATCCAGTGGGATGGTGATGAACGTCGGAGTGAATTGTATGGTAAACCGGGTGCCTTTCGTCCTAAGCCTTATGGTGTTGAGTATCGTGTACTATCGAATGCTTGGGTGGGTAATGAGTGTGTTACTCGCTACATTTTTCAGGTTGTTCATCAAGCCTTTAAGAACTTGGTTGAAGGCAAAGGTGTTAGCACACGACAATACTTTGAAGGGAGACCCGGACTTTTCTTCAAAGGTAGACATAAAGAAATGAAGAATAGGAACAAGGACACAATGAATATTGTGTGTGGTCATGGTAATTACCCTAGTTTCTTCAACTTCTCTCGTCCGTTTGTTCAGGATGGAAAGTTTGTTAATAAAATTGAACAACTGCAAAGACTCGCTACAAAAGAAGTACGTTACGGCGAAGCTTGGGGGTAAGAATGAGCACAATCTATTCTAATGATGACTACGCTCATCAACGACTACGTAATTGCGTAGTAATGCGTAACAACAAGCCATTCTATATAGAAAGTGTTCACAGAGATGGTAAGGTGTATGGCACACCTCTTAACGGAACTCCCCACCATGACTGTCAGTTTAACGAAGTAGTGTTCTCCTTCGAAGAAGGGTTCACTTTACAAACTGTACCTATGGGTTTTATGAACACCCTAACAGAGACCCGATACCTTTCTCGTGTGCCTCAACGCCGATGGAGACAAGGATTGGTATCTGATTCTATTCAGGGAGGTATGATGAACGTTAAGGCTTTCTTCTCTAAAAGCTTTTGTGACATGGTGAATGGGGACTACCCTAGTGTTGAGTCCTGTATCTCCAAGGTGGCAGCCGGTACTACACACGGCAGAGCTTTTAGCAGAAAGTTTGCTGTTCTCCATGAACGAGGTAGCAGCACATCCTTTAAATTAATGTATAAACGCACTCGTGTTGGGACTATCCGTGTTGATGGTTCTTATGAACTAGAGTCTAAGTATATGTACTTAGAGAAGCGACTAAGGAAAGCAATGAAATGTTAGTAAAAAATGTTTTTCAAATACCACCAAACCGCATCACTCGTGGTGACTTGGGGATGGAGTTCGAAGTCGAGGGGCGCAACTTGCCCTTCGATGTAGCAGGGTTTATTACTACTGAAGATGGTAGCCTTCGTGGTGAATCTAAAGAGTATGTGTTTAAGAACCCTGCCAGCCTTGACCGTACTCATTCCCGTGTCAAGTTGTTATGTAAGAAGTTGAACACTGCTGGAACACGTACTGATATATCAGAGCGATGTGGCATACACGTCCATGTTAACGTACAAGAACTGGAGATTAAACAACTCTGGAACTTTGTAACGTTGTACTACATGTACGAAGAACTTCTTGTACGCTACTGTGGTCCTCAACGTGAGGGTAGCCTGTTCTGCCTACGTGCTAAGGACACGGATTGGATTATTAACTATGTTGTAGAAGTATTGCAACAAAATCCTATGCGATTAGGTCGTGCGTTTAACACAGACATGTTACGCTATTCAGCCTTGAACTTCAAAGCTCTTACTCAGTATGGTAGCCTAGAGTTTCGTTCAATGCGTGGTAGTGCGAACTACGAGGAGATAGCTCCGTGGTTCTCTATTCTGTATAGACTTCGTGAAGAAGCTAAACAGTTCGAAAACCCTCTTCAGATACTAGAGGTGTTCAATCAGGTGGGTGAACTATCATTCACTCAACGTATCTTTGGTGACTACTACCAAACCTTTACCGAGGGCGTAGACTACGAAACAATGTTGGAAGAGTCTATTGAAAACGTAGAAGACATAGCCTATGCTATTGAGTGGGGCGAGTATGGAAAACCGTCTATTAATCCGTTCGAACAGGGTTTTGAACGACCTATGAGAGCTGGTGGTTTCTTCTAATAGAGGATGCCAAAACTCCTAATTTTTTGTGCAAAATTTTTAACCAAATCGAGGAATCGAAAAATAAGTTTTTGTTATTTTTGCATAACATTTGTTAATTTGACTGGTATTAGATAGATACCTAAGGAATATTATGAGTAAGTTTACGAAAGGGGACAATGTAAAGCGTATCTCCACTTTAGGGGGCAGTGCGAGTCATTGTGGAATGAAAGTGGGAGATGTCGCAACTGTAAGAGATGCTAACGGTTGGGGCTCGGTCTATCTTGAAGGGTTTTACGGAGGGCACGCTGAAGAATGCTTTGAACTAGTGAGACATACCTACCCCAACCCTCCCCACAAACATGCTGAGTTGATTAAGGCATGGGCTGATGGTGCTGAGATAGAGCTTATGTGTAGGTTTTCAGGTCACTGGCAAGACTGTCCGAAACCTGTTTGGGACGAAAGTATCGTTTATCGTATCAAACCCTCCAACCCCAACGCTGATAAAATTGCAGAGTTGGAAAAGACTATTGACCAAGCTAAGAAACAACTTCAGGAGTTGAAAAATGCCTAAGAGTGAGATAACTTGGACACTAGGCAAACTCCCGATAGGGAAGATTTGCGAAGTTAAGGGTGAATGGAGAGAAGGCTACGGTTTTGAATACTGTATGCCTTTGAAAACCAACGACCTTGAAGACTACTCATGTGCTGCTGTCAAGTATGACGAAGATTCTGATAACTTTGTGGTAGAGATTTTCAATGAATTTGCTTGGGTAAGTGACTTAGATTTAGAAGTGATGGTTCCTCAACCCGTAACCGTCCAGACATGTTTAAGGAGATAGGGATGTCAGTAATTAATGTAAAGTATTACACCGAAGAAGAAGTGAGAGCGATCAAGGCTCAAAGTTCAGAGCGAGAGTTTGAAAAGTTCTTAGTTAGCGGAGTCGTAGCATTCGCCACTGGTTCTTCTGTTGTTGGAGGTCTGTTAGGAGGGAGTTTCCTAGGAGGGCTAACAGGAGATTTGTTGGAGGGAGACGATGATTCAATATTTTAACACACGATAAGGAGCAATATGGCTGGAGTTTGTATTGACAAGATTGGCCACTCATGCGGTACTAGGAGAGGCCTTCAAGTGTTCTTACAGGAGGACGGGAGCATTGATGGCTACTGTTTCAACTGTAAGAAAGTGGTAAAAGACCCTTATGGGGACAAACCAGAGGGGTGGGAGCCTCCTAAACCTGACCCGAATCGGGAACAATATCTAAGAGACGAAATCGCAGAGATACAAACCTATCCAGTCATGGACATTGCAGAGCGTCGCCTTAGGAAAGATGTACTCGAACACTTCGGGGTTAAAATAGGACTCTCAGAACAAGACGGAAAGACACCTAGCGTAGTCTACCTCCCCTATACGGAAAAGGGAGAAATAGTAAGGTATAAAGCTCGGATTCTCGGTGAGAAGAAGATGTGGAATATCAGTTTAAGTAAAGATGTAGACCTATTCGGATGGGAACAGGCTATTGCATCAGGTGCTAGGCGTTTAATCATAACCGAGGGTGAGTATGACGCTATTTCCTTAACTAAAATCCTTGAAATCTATACCAAACAGGACTACAAGGATTACATGCCAGCCGTTGTGTCGCTACCCAATGGTGCAGGTACAGCCAAGAAAGATTTGGCTAGGTTAGCTCCAAAAATACGAAAGCATTTTAAAGAAGTTAGTCTCTGTTTCGACAATGACGAAGCAGGTGAACAAGCTGTCAAAGATGTCTTGACTATTCTACCAGAAGCAACCGCTATTGTACTACCTGCCAAAGACGCTAACGAATGTTTAATGAAGGGCAAAGGCAAGGCAGCCTTTACTTCTGCTACATTTAGAGCAGAGAAGCCCAAGAACACACGTTTAGTATGGGGTGAGGACATACACGAAGAAGCGAAAAAACCTGCTGAGTGGGGCGTACCGTGGCCTTGGGATAAGGTTACTGAGCTTACTCGTGGCATTCGGTTGGGTGAGACTATCTATCTCGGTGCAGCACAGAAGTTAGGAAAGTCTGAAATAGTGAACACCCTAGGTGCGCACTTGATTAAGACTCAAGGATGGAAGGTAATGATGGCTAAGCCCGAAGAAGCAAACGCCAAGACTTACAAACTAGTGGCTGGTAAAATGATGGGTAAGGTTTTCCACGACCCTAAGGTAGAGTTTGATGACGCAGCTTATGACAAAGCTGGGGAGATTCTACGTGGGAAGTTGTGTATGGTGAACCTGTATCAACACTTGGGGTGGGAAACCCTAAAGACAGACATTAGAGCAGCCTCTGCTGCTGGTTGTAAGGCTATATTCATTGACCCGATAACCAATTTAACTAACGGTATGAATGCAGCGGATGCTAACACCAAGCTTCAGGAGATAGCACAGGAGTTGTCAGCAATGGCACTCGACCTCAACGTAGTAATATTTATTTTCTGTCACTTGCGTAACCCAGACAGTGGCTTACCACATGACCGTGGTGGTGAAGTTCTTACCTCACAGTTTGCAGGTAGTCGTGCTATGGGACGTTCATGTAACTACATGTTCGGCTTACAAGGAAATAAAGACCCCAATCTTTCTCGTGAAGAACGTAACCAGCGTCAGTTGGTATTACTTGATGACCGAGAGTTTGGAGAAGTCGGTGTCACCAATTTATATTGGGACCACAAAAGCACTCTGTTTAATCAAATGTAACCCACCTAGTGGAGAATAGAATTGGAACTTTTAACAAACTTTTACGAAGAAGAACGTGGTACGCTTATTAAGAAGCTTAGCCGCAGAGCAGGAAGTCCAGAGAACGCAGAAGATGTAGTACAGGAAGCGTTCACACGAGCCTTAAAATATGTTGATTCATACGACAAAGCCAAGCGAGAGTTTGGTGCATGGTTCAACACCATCCTGAACAATGCCTTACGTGACTTCAAGCGTGACGAGAAGAACTACGGCATGAGTATGGAGGCTGAGGGTGTAGAAGAGGAAGCGGAAGAATCTCGTCTGGATGTACGACAGGAACGTCGTGAAGTGCGTGAACTTATCTTTCAGAAGGGAGAGGTACAGCAAGAGATACTACGTCTCTACTACATCCTCAACTACACTCCTAAAGATATTCAGGCAGTTACAGAGTATCCAAGAGGTACTATTCTTTCAACTATTACACGCTTCCAACAGGAAGTGATGGAGAAATATGGTGAGTCTTAAAAAAGTTGAGGAGTGTGCTACATACGATGAATTACGAGATGCACTAATAGCGTCTAATGAGCGTGTGAAGGAGTTGGAGGCAGAGTTGACTCAAGTTAGAGCAGATAAAGGCTCTTACACTTGGACTAAAGAGCAGTATGAACAACTACGCAAGGAGCAAGAGGATTAAGTTTAAACTAATGATTCGTTTACTGTCTGGGCCTAAGGTGTATAAGGTGTTCAGTAACTTTAAACAAGCAGAAGCCTATCGTGACTACATCAACCGTATCAACAAGAGCGGTGACGTAGCTTGGGTGGAGAAGTGTGTGGAGACGGCATAATGGAAAAATTTAAAGAAGTGCAAGAATATCAGTTCCCTGACTTGGATTGTACCGGAACACTGGGAGAGTTCTATGACTGTTTAAAAGACTTGGTGTCTAAGTATGGAAGAGGCGCAGAGTGTTATGCCATCTTAGAGAGTTTTGAAGTGATTACAACTAGGATGGAGACAGCAGAAGAACAGGGAACTAGATTGAAAAAGGAGAGGGCGGTAGCTAAAAACCACTTAGAGTATTTAAAAAGACAGGTTAAGGAGTATTCTGACAAACTTGGTATAGTAACAGAGGAGTAATTATTGAAGATATGCGTTGGAGACTTAGAGGCTGATGGCTTATTAGACTCAGCTACCCGTGTCTGGTGTGGTGTTTTCAAAGACATCAAGACAGGCGAGGTAAGAAAGTTTTCACCACATGATGGACTAACCTATGTCCAAGACATGTTAGACTATCTCGATACCATTGACGTACTAATCATGCACAATGGTATAGGATATGACTGGCCTCTGTTAGAAAAACTTTACGACTATGAGTTCAAAGGGAAAAAGGTTGATACCCTTTTGATGTCCCGATTACACAACCCAGACCGTACACTACCATATAACTGTCCGAATAAGAAGACAGGGCCGCACTCGGTAGAGGCTTGGGGTTATCGTCTAGGGCGTGGCAAGCCCGACCACGAAGACTGGACTCAGTTTAGTAACGAAATGCTTCACAGGTGTTCGGAAGATGTTGAAATCCAACACTTGATATATAAGGCTCTGATGAAAGAAGGAAAGGGTAAGTCATGGAGAGACGCATACCTCTTAACCTTCCAATTGTTTTCAATCCTTGAGAAGCAAAAAGACTATGGTTGGTTAGTCAACCGACAGTATATGGACAAGTGCATTGGTTTACTTACGCACATGATTGACCGTATCGACAGAGTGACTATAAACTTTCTGCCACAAATTCTAATAATTGACGAAGCAAAAGTCAAAGGTGAGTATAAGTATGTCCAGAAGCCGTTTACGAAAGCTGGAAAGCTTTCTGCACAGAGCCTTCGTTGGCTGGATGCTCCCTCTAATGTTCATGTGTCCGGGGATATTGGCGGCCCTTTTAGTCGCATTCATTTCCGTCCTGTGGATTTAAATAGTAATGATGAAACCAAGAACTTCCTGTTAGATTCTGGATGGATTCCTGAGAATTGGAATTACAAGAAAGGAGAAGACAAGAGACCAATGCGAGACGAGAACGGGGAGCTAATCAAAACTTCACCGAAGCTCTCGTATGATGACCCTTTCAATGGGGTGCAGGGTTCACTGGGTAGGCTGATAGCCAAACGTGTTCAGTGTCGTCACCGACGCAGTAACATAGAGGGCTGGATAAAACTCATAAGACCTGACGGTTCCATCTCTAGTAGAGTGAGTGGAATAGCAACAACAGGACGAATGAAACATGCAGGTATTGTAAACGTACCTAATGCAGAAGCGTTCTTTGGTAAACAAATGCGTAGATGTTTCACATCAAGACCGGGTTTTACTCTGGTAGGTTGTGACTCGGCAGGTTGTCAGAACCGTATGCTTGCAGCACGAGTAGGTGATGACAAGTTTACCGATACATTAATCAATGGAGATAAGAAAAAGGGAACCTCCATTCACCAAGTTAACCAAAGAGCTATCAAGGAAGTAGCTGGCTTTGATGTCAGTTATGGACAAGCGAAGACATTGAACTATGCGTTCATGTTCGGAGCATCTGATAACAAACTAGGTCAAACTTTAGGTAAGGGCAAGGAAGCCGGAGCATTAATCCGTAAGGCATTGCTATCAGTTGCAGCAGGTTTTGAGAGACTGGTATCAGAACTAACGGAAGAGTGGCGTAGTAACGCTAAAACCCGTATCAATGACTGGGGTAAGAAGCAGTATTACAATGGCTGGATTCGAGGACTAGATGGTAGACCCATTTTTATTAAGAGCGAACACCAGATACTTGTATACATGCTTCAATCTGACGAAGCAATAATGATGTCAGCAGCCTACTGCCTCTTGTATAAACGCCTTAGCAAAGCGGGTTACAAGTGGGGGAAGGACTATGGCATTGTGTGCTACTATCACGACGAATATACAATTGAGTGCAGAGAAGAGATTGCAGATGATGTAGCTCGGATTGCAGAACAATGTATTGTAGACGCTGGTAAGTTCTATAACATTGCATGTCCTCACGAGGGGGATGCAGCTATTGGAAATGATTGGTTCGCCATTCATTAGGAGACAAATGAAATTTCTACAAAAACTTTATGGGTTGTTCACACCTAGTGTAGCCTCTATCACAGAGGACTACGAACAGAAACAAGCTAAGCTTAAAAACGCTTACCGAGAAGATGTCAAAACCGTTGTGGAGGTACAGACAAAAAAGTCAAAAGCTTATGAGTTAGGTATAAGCGAATTGCAAACGGCTAAGTCTGAGTCGGATGCAGAAACCAAGAAAGCAGAAGCAATTCTGAAAAACTTACGATAATAGGAACTCGAAACTATGGCATTGAAACCGAAACGCGTTAAACAATCTGGTGGTCAGAAACTACAATCTCCAATCCTAGACGCTGATAACTATCCAGCACGGCTGGTACAAGTTATTGACTTAGGTTTGCAGAAGAACTTCTTTGACCCAGAGAAAATCAATCACGAAGTAATGCTCACCTATGAGCTTACAACTGAGTTCTGTTTAGATGAGAAGGGTGAGCCAGTAGAGGACAAGCCTCGCTGGATTTCAGAGACCATCAACATCATCGACCTACCTATTGGCATGAGTGTAGAAGAACTCTACCAAGACCAATACCGTGGCAAGTCTAAGATGGTGTTAAGAGCACGAGCCTTTGACCCCAAAGGTAAGTTAGACTTCGACTTCACTGAGATGGTGTGTCTTCCTTGTGCTGTAACTGTCGTTCAGAAGAAGAAGAAAGATGGTACTCCTAAGAACGAAGTAGGTGCTGTAACATCACCGATGAAAGGGTTACAAATTGCTGAGCTGGTCAATCCACCTAAGGTATTCATCCTTGACGAACCAGACATGGAAGTGTTCGAGTCGTCTCCAGACTTCTTGAAAGACAAGATTAAAGCGAACCTAGAGTTTGCAGGTAGTCCGTTAGAGGCGTTACTGAACGGTGAGAAACCAGCTAAGAAAGAAGAGAAGGCTCCTAAACCTGAGAAGGAACCAGAGCCACAGGTTGATGCAGATGAAGAAGGAGAAGAAGATGACGACCAGCCTTGGTAATCCAGAACTAGAAATTAAGATTGGAGACCCAATCATTCTTGATGATGCCAAAGGACTAGGCAAGTATGGCCTACGCCGAGGAATGAAAGGCACAGCCAACGTTATTGTTAACGTAGACGACAAGGACATTGTAGGCTTCATGGGTGTACATAACATGAAGATATATTACATTGCGTTAGACCGCGTTGTCTTAGACGAAGAGGCTGCTGCCCTACCTGAACCTGAAGAGGAATAGTGCCATCCAATGCCTAATTGATTTGGATGTTCTCTTATACGAAATTGGTTTCAGTGGACAGTTAAAAGACGAAGAGACGGGGGAGATTGTCCCTCGTCCTTTCGATACTGTCGCTGAGATGTTCGACCAACGCATTAGTGAAATTGAAGCTGAGTGTTGGGCAACGGAACCTTCCATCCTTTACTTAACTGGTAAGGGTAATTTCAGAGACGACATCGCCGTATCCAAGGGATACAAAGCTAACCGGAAGAGTAACAAACCCTTCCATCACGGAAACATAAAAGCCTATGCCAAGGCTCACTACGATGTTAGATGGCAAGATGGTTTAGAGGCAGATGACCTCTTAGCTATTGAGCAATCTATCAGAGAACCTTTAACAACAATCATCTGTACCAGAGACAAAGACCTACGTATGGTCCCCGGTATGCACTTCGGTTGGCCTTGTGGTAAGCAAGGGCAGTACGGACCACGCAGGGTAGACCCTCTAGGTGAGCTGGAACTTATCAATCAGAAGAAGATAGTGGGGAACGGACTGAAGTTCTTCTACTCCCAGTTAATTACTGGAGACACTGTTGATAACATTCCCGGACTGCCTAAAGGTGGACCTACGTTATCGTATAACACTCTAGCTCATCTGGAAACTGAAGAGGAAATGTACGAAGCTGTACGTCAACTCTACGAAGATAAGTTTCCTGACGACTACGAGGAACGAATACTAGAACAGGGACGTTTACTTTGGATGGTCAAGGAACTGGATGAAGATGGTCAACCAATAATGTGGGAGATACCTAATGTCTAGCATTTTCTTTGTCGGAGACCTACACTTCGGTCACAATAACATCCACCATTTCCGAAAAGGTTTGGGACTCAGTTCAGAAGAAGAGCATAGAGAGTTTATCATAGACCGCTGGAACTCCGTTGTAAACAAGAGGGATGTTGTGTGGATTCTAGGAGATGCCGTGTTCAAACAGGAGTTCATACCAGAACTGGATAGATTGCGTGGTCAGAAGTTCTTAGTCTTAGGAAACCACGACCTAGATGGCCAACACTACCGACACCATGTCAACAAAGTGGCTGGTATTATAAAATACAAAGGGTTTTGGCTATCTCATGCCCCGATACATCCTGAAGAACTAAGGGGCAAGCCTAATATACACGGACATGTTCACACTAATACGCTGAACGACAGTAGGTACTTCAATGCTAGTCTGGAAAATATAGGCTACAAACCTGTAAGTATTGAGGAGGTAAGGCGTGCTACCGTACCTGACGATATTTCTAGCTAGTGTGGTGCATGTGTTCCTTAAGGCAAGTCAGCAGATAAATGTAGTGAAAGGACACTACTGGCGTATACCGCTTATGTCTTTCTGTATGGCTGCCTGTGAGGTTTTAGCAATCACCCTTATAGTTAACACTAACCTGTGGGCAATACTTCCCCTAGGGCTTGGTGGAGCCATAGGATGCTGGGTAGCAATGAGGGTTAATAAGATTAGGAGAGACAATGGTACATACTAAACTAAAACACTGTGTCTGTTGCGAGGGGGGGGAGGTAACTTTTGGTTGCTTTCACGACCACTGCACTGGACCGGTCAGGAGACAAGATGTAGAAGAGTTCCTTCTTCAAAAAGACCTAGAACAATGTGTTACGAGGTTCAATGAAAACCCTTTCGACGCATCTAATAGGGCTCGTATGTCTTACATTAAGAAGAGACTAGAAGAACTGAGGAGTAAAGATGGCTAGAACCGGAGGACCGAAGACCAGATGCTCAGGTAAGTGGACAGAAGCCAAGTTCAAAAGCTTCATAAAGAATAACTTACGCAGAGCTACCATGAAGTGGGCTCCCATTAACGAAGCATTGGGACTAGCCCGTACCCGTAGAGGTTTTTACAAATGTGCAGGTTGTGGCGAGGAAGTACCTGCCTCTGTAAAAGAAGGACGCACTAGGAAGAAGAACGTACACGTAGACCACATCGAACCGATAGTAGACCCCGCAGTGGGGTGGACAACATGGGACGACTGTATCGACCGTATGTTCTGCGAACTAGATAACTTACAGGTTTTGTGCACTACCTGTCATAATGAAAAGTGTAACGAAGAAAAAGCAATTGCCAAAGCTAGGCGAGACGAGGAAAAACTTAATGAGTCAGAATAAAACATATAAATCATTTCCTAACTTCAACGACGTTAAAGAGCCAGCGTTACAGGCTTGGAACCGTTGTGCTATCATGTTCAACATTATGAACGACCACGGCAAGGAACTAGCAGCAGAGTATGCTGAACAGTTCAACAACTATGACCGAACTCGTGTGCTGATGATGAGTAACTACATTGCAGCAAAGGGCTACGAAGTGGTACGAGCAGAGATTAATCGTGGTGAACATGCAGGAGCATTCCACTAATGAGAGTTATTATAGCAGGTGGACGAGGCTTTGATAACTATCTTGAAGTCGTAGCAGCCGCTCAAGAGTGGGAGTACCTAATAGATAAGCTGGAAGTAGTGTGCGGAGAGGCACGTGGGGCAGATAGTTTAGGAAAACGTTGGGCTCTAAAAGAAGGACGAACCGTTCACAGCTTCCCAGCGGACTGGGACAAACACGGAAAGTCTGCCGGGTATATCCGTAATAATGAAATGGCTGATTTTGCAGATGGCTTAATTGCATTCTGGGATGGCAAATCTAAAGGCACAAAGAATATGATTGATATTGCACTTCGAAAAGGGTTGCTTGTTAAGGTGGTACGTTATGGCAACTGAGAAAGGTGTTAAGCTGGACCAAGGTAAGATTAGAATGGACTTATTCCCTCTGGAGGTGGCTGAGTCCATCTCTAAGGTGCTCACCTTCGGTGCCCAGAAGTATACAGAAAATGGTTGGCAGCAAGTACCAGACGCAGTTAAGCGTTACCAAGCTGCTATGTTACGGCACCTTACTGCTATTGAGAAGGGTGAATTATACGACGACGAATCAGGACTACCTCACATCTACCACGTAGGATGTTGTGTAACCTTCTTGATTTATTTCTTTAATCGAGAAGAGGAGTTTATACTTGAGAGTATTAGTATTTGATATAGAGACAGCGCCTAAGAAGGCGTATGTCTGGCAGTTCTGGAAACAGAACATTGGTTTAAATCAACTCATTGGATACGGCTATGTCATGTCCATTGCTTACAAATGGTTAGGTGAAGATGAAATTTTCTATCTCGAAAACCGTACAGAAGATGACAGGGAGCTTGTTGAGAAGTTTTCACATGTTCTGGAGTCTGCTGACATGGCTATTGCTCACAATTGCCTTGGCTTCGATATTCCTGTTCTTAGGAGTCGTGCTGTTATTCACGGCATTGCCCCTTGGTCTCCTGTCAAAATCATCGACACGCTCCGAATAGCTAAGCGTGAGTTCAGATTTGATAGCAACAAGCTTGAGTACATTGCTAAAGTATTAGGAGTAGAGGAGAAAGACCAGCACAAAGAGTTCCCCGGTTTTGACCTGTGGGCTGAGTGTATGGCAGGTAATCCGAAAGCTTGGAAAGAGATGCGTCTGTACAATGTACAAGATGTTATCACTCTTGAACAAGTCTACCTGAAACTAAGACCTTGGGCAACTAACCACCCTAACGTAATGGTTAACAAAGACTCAGAAGAACATGCTTGTCCGAAGTGTGGTGGAACACATCTTCACAGACGAGGATATCAGTACACCAATACTGGGAAGTATCAACGCTATCAGTGTACAGATTGTGGTGGCTGGAGTCGTACCCGTTACACCGAAAACACCAAAGAGGTTCGCAAGAGCTTATTAACTAACGCCGTGTAGGAGACTTATGAATACACACCAAGCGTATGACCTAGCATTAAGAGACCATGACCAATTACCAGTTGTAGCCTTTGGCTGCGCTGGTACTGGTAAAACCTATGGAGCTGTTGGAGCTGCTGCTGAGTGGCTCAAACAGGGAAGACACAATAAAGTATTAGTGACACGGCCTAACGTGTCCTTTGCTGAGAAGAATGGCTTCTTGCCCGGTACAGAGCGTGAGAAGATGGAACCTTGGATACGCCCAATACAACAGAACTTCGAGTTCCACGGAGTTAAGGCAGGAGAACAAGCCTACCTAGAGAAATCTGGTAAGATTGTATACATGCCTCTGGAGTATGTACAAGGATTGACATGGGACAACACCTTCATCATCTGTGATGAGTGTCAGAACATGACGTTCGAACAGATTAAAGTGTTTGTAACAAGAGCTGGTAAATACTCTAAGGTTGTGTTATGTGGAGACATTGCACAAATCAGTCCTAAATTTAAGGACAGCGGACTAGCTGAGTACCTTCGTATGGTGGAACACTTCAACGGAAGAGTTCACACAATTGAGTTCACTCGTGATGACATTATGCGAAGTGAGTTGTGTAAAGAACAAATTATTATGTTTGAAGAATGGGAGAAGTTGAATGGATAATATGAAACTGTCAAGAATTGAATCACAAGGAAGTATCTTTCATCACTACCTGACTGGATTGATTGGAGAACCAGATGATTTTATTGGACTACTAACTGACTTAGAAACAGCCAGTCCACAAGACATCGTCTACATCCACATCAATAGCCAAGGTGGTTCACTGGAGACAGTGGCACAGATACTTCACGCTATGGAGAACACTCAGGGACAAGTCGTTACCTCTGCTGAAGGTGTTGTAGCTTCTGGTGCGTCACTTGTATTCTTTGCAGGACATGGCTTATCAGTAGGCCCGTATGGATACTTCCTTTTACATGATGGTTCCACCACGGAGTTTGGCAAAGTCAGTGACAACTATGACGCAGCCAAGGCTAGTAAGGAATGGATAAGTAAAATCTACAACAAAGTGTATGCCCCTTTCTTCAAGAAGAAAGAAATTAAGAAAGTGTTGAATGGTAAAGAATGGTATCTATCTTCGGAAGAAGTAGAAGCCCGTATACAAAAAGCTTACGAGGAAAACAATATTGAAGATTAACATCATCAACGCCCGTGACGAATTGCTCAGCGAACAGGGGCTCCAGTTGGTGACTAAACATTACTTGAAGGAGGGGGAAACCTCTCCTCAAGAAGCGTATGCAAGAGCAGCAGTAGCATTCTGTGGTGGAGACTTACGACTAGCCAAACGCATTTACGACTACGTATCTAAGCAATGGTTCATGTTCTCTAGTCCTATCCTCAGCAATGCTCCAGCAGAGGGAGAGAAAGCCAAGGCAATGCCTATCTCCTGTTTCCTTTCCTATGTTCCCGACTCTGTTGAGGGGCTCATCAATCACCAAGCTGAGACTGAATGGCTCAGTATTAAAGGTGGTGGTGTAGGAGGCCACTGGAGTAGCGTTCGTGGTGTCAGTAAGAAAGCACCCGGCCCTATCCCCTTCATGCATACAGTTGATGCTGCTATGACGGCATACAAGCAGGGTGAGACACGTAAAGGTGCTTACGCTGCATACCTAGATGTTAGTCACCCAGACATCTTTGAGTTCTTAAACATTCGTGTACCTACTGGTGGTGATGTAAACCGTAAATGTTTCAACATCCACAACGCTGTTAACCTCCCAGACAAATTCATGGAAGCTGTTGTTCGTGGAGATGAATGGCAACTGGTAGACCCACACAGTAAAGAAGTTAAGCGTACCACTGGTGCTCGTGAGTTATGGCAACGTATCTTAGAAGTACGACACCGTACAGGTGAACCATATCTCAACTTCATTGACACAGTAAACCACGCTCTTAACCCATTTCAACAAGCGTTAGGTTTAAAAGTACACGGGAGTAACCTGTGTAACGAGATACATTTGGCCACAGACGAGCAACGGACAGCGGTATGTTGCCTTAGTTCTGTTAATATTGAGAAGTTTGATGAGTGGAAAGACTCACGAATGATTGAGGACTTAACACGCTACCTAGATAATGTGTTGGAGTTCTTTATTCAAGAAGCACCTGATGCCCTTAGCAAGGCTAAGTACAGTGCTCTACGTGAACGTTCCATTGGTATAGGTGCTATGGGATGGCATGGCTATCTCCAGTCTAAGCGTATTCCTTTCGAATCAGCTATGGCTGTTGCAGCTACACACAACATTTTCTCTACAATCAAAGGACGTGCAGTTGAAGAGAGTAAGACTCTCGCGAAGGAGAGGGGAGAACCGGAAGACTTACAAGGCAGTGGCTTACGGAACGCTCACTTGCTTGCTATTGCTCCCAATGCTAATAGCAGCATTATCTGTGGTTGCACTCCTAGCATAGAACCTGTTAAGAGCAATGCCTACTCTCACCGTACTCGTATCGGTACACACCTCATCAAGAACAAGTATCTTGAGAAGTTGTTAGAAGAGAAAGGGCAGAACACGGAGCAAGTGTGGTCCACCATCCTAAACCATAATGGTAGCGTACAACATCTGGAGTTCCTAGATGAGTATGAGAAGGATGTGTTCAAGACCTTCGAAGAGTTAGATATGCACTGGGTGATTGAACAGGCTGGTGCTAGACAAGAGTATCTATGTCAAGGACAGTCAATCAACCTAAGCTTCTCTGCTCAATGTCAACGCTCATACTTGAACTCTGTACACCTACTGGCTTGGAGAAAAGGCTTGAAAGGTTTGTACTACGTTCGTAGTGGAGCACCTCAAGAGATTGAGAAAGTCAGTATGACTATGGAGCGTAAAGCTTTAAGCAGCTTGCTCGATGGTGATGAAGACGTTTGTATTAGTTGTCAAGGATAATAATGGCTTTAGAAGACTATTCAAAAACATATAAGCCTTTCCACTACCCCAAGTTTATGGAAGCTGCCGTGGCCCACGAGAAGGGTCACTGGCACGAAGAGGAAGTGGAACTAGGTAATGACGTAGAGCAGTGGAACAATGGTACGCTGAATGATGCAGAGAAGAATCAGATTACACAGATACTTCGTCTCTTCACTCAGACTGACACACAAGTTGGTCAGAACTATTGTGACCTGTTCATTCCTGTATTTAAGAACAACGAAGTACGGTGTATGCTTCTCGCATTCGCAGCTAGAGAAGGTATTCACCAACGAGCCTATGCTCTCCTCAATGATACGCTAGGTCTCCCTGACGAGGAGTACAGAGCGTTTCTTGAGTATGAGGAGATGGCAGAGAAGATTGAGTTCATGCAACAGAACAATGTCGATGACAAGTTCGGTAAGGCATTAGCTCTAGCACAGACTGTCTGTAATGAGGGCATGTCATTATTCTCTGCGTTCGTAATGCTTCTTAACTACCAACGCTATGGAAAGATGTTGGGGATGTGTAAGATTGCTGAGTGGTCATTGAGAGATGAGACACAGCACGTATCTGGCGCTGCTGAACTGTTCTTGCAGTTCTGTAAGGAGAATAAGGAAGTTGTCAATGACGACCTGAAGAGAACCATATACGAGATGTATCGTACTGCTATTAAGCTTGAAGACAAGTTCATTGACTTGGTATTTGAGATGGGTGGTACGGAAGGGTTGGAGAAGGAAGAGGTTAAGAAGTATATCAGATATATTGCTGACCGACGCTTGAACCAGCTCGGACTGAAAGCCAACTGGCATATCAAAGAGAACCCTTTGCCTTGGCTTGATTGGGTGTTAGCGGATGGACACACTAACTTTTTTGAACAACGTGTCAGTGAGTATAACGTAGCTGGCTTAGAAGGCTCATGGGGGTGGGAAGGATGAGCATCATATACAATCCATACCTCGCATACTTAATGTATGGTGAGGAAGACTGGGGTTTTGGAGAACAAGACCACGGTTTTTAATTGATAAAAAGAAAGGGGCGCAATGCCCCTTTTCTTGTTTCTACTAGTTTTGTTTTTCTACTACTTTCAATCTCTCTTCCAATCGAGCTACTGAAACACTTAGTTTGTCAACACTCCCTGCCAACTTATCCAAGACTAGCATTGTCTGCCGGTTAGTATCCCTCTGCTCTTGTTCAAGCACTGTAATCCTTTGTTCCATTGACGCAACCTGAATCTGTTGAGTGGTATATACTCCCACTGCTGCTCCCAGAAACACTGCACCTGCCAAAGCTGCCTGAACCCACTCAGGTATATTGCTCATTACTTCTCCTAGTTTTATCTTTGGCCTTTCATATATTGCCGCAATCATACACGCCCTCCAAGACCTACCAGCCTTAGAAAACCTTTCCACATTTGCGTAGGCGTAGGCATTAACCAACCTAGCACCAGAATGAATAGAACCAGAGGTGGTATATTATCCACATAGTTCTCTATTGTCTCTGCTTGTTGATTGCTTTCCTGTCTACCTACCTCAGTATTAATCTCCTCAGTCTTCTTACCTACTGTGACCTCAGCATCAATACCATTACTCGCTGTCTCTGTGAGACCTATCGCTGCACTAGCTGCCTTGAGAGTTGAGCAACCTGATACGCTGGATAAGACGGTCAGCCCTGTTACCAACAGTAGCATACCACTCAGACTCTTGCATCTGCTTAGCCATTTCATCCCAGTTCTCCTCCTCTATTGCTTTCTTCATCTTCTTGAACTCACTAAGATTAGTGCGTCCCATGTTAAAAGCCATATTAGCTAAAACATTCCGTACCTCATCAGGAACTTCTTGACCACCTAGATAAGCGTCAACGTCTTCCTGTGCTTCCCTCATGTCCTGCTCGAACCATTGGTCGATAGTCTCTTGACTGAACGTACCATCCTCCTGAAGAAGCTCTTTATCCTCCTCAGTAATCAAGTGTCCATAGCCAGCAGTTTCATTCCCCAAACTATCGTTGTAGATAGTAGCAGAATAGCCCTCATCTTGGACTATCTGATTAGCCTCCGGTAACGCAGTAAGAGAAGACTCAGTGGGTTTCTGAACCTTCTCTACGTTAGCGGAGCTATTGCTGTGGGGATTGCTCACCCTCAGGATTGTCAGTACCAAAAATACCAACAAAATTAGTATTGTACTCTTGTTCATAAGATGTCCCGTTCAAGTGTGCAGACATACGAATAAGTCTGTTTAGGATTGGAGCAACCTTCTGGTTAAGCTCTTTAGCCTTGTTACGAACAGCACTATCAGTAGTACCCTGTACTCGGAATGATACGCCACCGCCAGAGAAGGTAGGTTGGATAACATCCACTGCATCTGTGTACGTAGGGACAGGAGTGCCCGGTCTTGAGTGAGAGATACCAGTCAATAACCGAGAAGACTCATACTCCTCTTGTAGTAAAGGAACTACTACTTGAGTGTATTGTTGTTCAAGAACATTAGATGCGTTAGTAGCCAGAGATTTGTCAACACCTAGTGTACCGTTACGTGCTGCATCCCCAAACTCCTGAGAAGCTAGGAAAGAAACCAACTGGTTATAATCCTCTGGAGACTCAGAACTAGATGAATACGCATCAATACCACGAAGTACGTTGTTCAAGTGACCTTGTAGTTCTGCCTGTGCTGCTGGCTCTGTGCTAGACACGTTCTGTTTAAGAAGGTCTAGGTAAGCCTTGACATCTTTAGCCTCTTTAGGGTCGCTTGTGGTTAGGTCTGCTGGCTTCTTAGTACTACCATCTGCATTAGGTTTGTTCCGGTCTAACACACGTAGAGTGTACTCACCAACTTGTGGTAGTAAGAACATGTCTGCACCACGAATCATTTCACTAGTAGCCACCAGTGTTGCTAGTTCTGGTTCAGACTGTAACATAATAAGCTTCTGCTGATTGATTAACTTCTTAACTTGGTTCTCATAAGTAGTAGCATCAATCTCACCAGTAGCACGCTGCTTAGCTGACTCGTACATAGTACGCATAGGTTGAACCAGTGCGCTTCTATAATCACTTCCTGCATCTAAACCAATCGAGTTGACAACAGCTTGTATGGTTCCCCACTGCTGGTCTAGTTGTGCAATAGCTGTATTGCTATCAACTACTCCAGACTCCAACTGCCCCAACACATCATTCAAATCCCCTCTAAACTTAACACTATAACTAGAAGAAAGATTGGCCAGAGCATCACGAGAACGCTTCTCAGCTACCTTAGTCTGCATGTTAAGCTCAGCGGTCTTACGGTTGAAACCGGCTGTGTCTTGATTGATACGTGCTGTTTCTAGGCCGATAGCCTGACTCTCAGCTTGTATCTTGTCTTGGGTGACTAAGAACTCACGGTATGATGCAATCGCTTCCTCACGCTGCTGTGGGCCCATATTAGGCTTAACCCATCCAGCTTGTACCGCAGAATTCTCAAACTGAATGCGTTGCTGTTCTTGTTCACTACCATCTGATATAATTTGACCCATACCTGATACAGATAGGAACTGTTTCTGTGTGTCCGCTAGTACATCAAAACTCTGTGGGTTGTCCCGTAAGAAAGTTTTGAAAGCTGAACGAGCACGAGACCGACCCTCTGCTGAAGATATTGTTCCTTGGTCAACAGCATCCGCAATCTTAGTTAGCTCAGTAGCATACATACCAGACAAGCGGTTGTTCTGTTCTTCTACTTTAGCTGCTTGTCGTTGCTGCATACCTTGTTGTGTTCCTGCAATGAACTGACCCAAAAGGGCCAGTCCTTCGCCAATACCTGAAGAGGTGTTAGCTGGTTCCACAGGAGAAATGGCGACCTGTTGTGGACCGCCGATAGTGGCTTGCGATAACTCAGCCATTAGTTTTCATCCTTATACTTTTCAATAAATTCAACAGTGGAGTTTAAGTCTTCTCGCTGTTGGTCACTTAGATTAGGCATTGTGCTAATCAACTTCTTAACTTCACTTGCATCTTCCCACCGTGTGGTACGTAACACAGAGTCGTATAGTGTAGAGTCGCCTTTGCGGATGTCACGCTCTAACATAGAACGAATCATTGTACGAGCTTGAACATCTGCTCCTCCAAACACCCTCCATGCTTCACCCAACACTCTCAACTGGTAATCAGTTTCTTGAACTGACATACCCTCTCTCGCCATAACACGTTTCAAATCACTGTACCACTTCTGTACATCTTTCTTGAAAGCATCACTATCAGAGTAGATACGAGTATTAACCAAACGGTTACGTGTCTCTTCCATTGTAGGGAAACCAAATGCCTGAGCTATGGCTTCAGTTGAAGTAACCTCTGGGTCAGTAACACCACCTAGAGAGTTAATCTTCTGTCCATACTTGTAAGCATAGGCTGCCTTAAACGCATTAGAATAACCAGAAGCCATAGATGCGAATGAGTGAGCCACATTACCAAACGTAGTAGGTTGTTCGTAGTCATCTTGTAACCCCATGTAACGAGCTGCTGTTGAAGCAAAGTCTGCGATACGTGGGTTGTGGCCGAAGAACAACTGACCTGATGGTGTCTCAGATAACATAGTGCCTAAGTCCGTAGTCCACAGGCTAGTAATGAACTCGTAAGTTCCATACATATCCACTGGAGCTAGTCCACTGAAGTCGATGCTCTGTTCTTCACCAGTTAGAAGTTCTAGTGTCTTGTTAAAGATAACACCCTCAAGACCTTGAACAATTGCATCAGCTACTGACTGGTCTTTAGGAAGAATGTCTCCAAACAATCCATACATCATAGCTGGTGGAGCTGAGTACATTAACGCACTGAATCCTGCTACTCGTGCTTTCTCCGAAGGAGACAGAACACGGTTGGTAGTGAACTGCAACATAGCCTTGTGAGGAACTTGGAAGAACTGGAATACAGTTGACAAGAAGTTCTGGTTGTAAGGCATGTCACCAGCAGCGTTCATGTTGTACGTGAAGTTACGTGCTCTTGCTGTAACATCATCCAGCACTGTCTGGTTAATAACCTTCCCTTCCTTAACTGCTTTGTCGTAGTTAGCCAACCAAGCTGTCATCATGTTAACATCTTCGCCCCAGTCGAAACCAATCTTACGAGAAACTGATACCACTTTGGATACGAAGTTCTTGTTACCACGGTAAGCTGCCATGTCTGCCATTTCAGATAGGCTACCACGCACTAGGTTCTGTTTATCAATTGAAGCAGACAAACCTGAACGCTCGTAATCTTTCAACATGCTGTTCAGCTCTTTACGTGAACGACCTGTTGCTTTTATTACTGAGTCAGGTAGGTCAAAGCCCATACGCATTGCCATGAATGCACCAACATCAGCACCCATTTTCTGAGACAACACATACTCAGGATGGAGAGCTGTAAGCTGAACTGCTTGGTGAGACTGGATAACTAGCTGACGTAGTGGGTTAAGAGCTAGGTACATCTGGAAAGCTACGTTCTTAGCAAAGCTACCTACGCCTCGTGCTTCGCTAACTGCTCTAGCACCACGCTCTGCTGTCTTACTAATGGGAGCTACTGCATCGGCAATGATGTTGAACGTTGACTTAACAATATCATCTATACCGTTGATGTATCCTTGTTCTAAGAAGTTGATGTACTCCCATGTAGTACGGGCATCTGCTGCTTCACTAGTTTCTTTAAGACCGGGCTTACCTATGTCTTTAGAGCTGCTAGGGAACAGAGGTTTACCAAACTTCTGAGGAAGCTGGTCTGCGTACTGTGCAAGGAATCGAGCTTTAGTAGCCTCTAGGTAGTCCCTCATTGCCACACGGTTAGCTGTGCTACGTGAGGCGTTAATCAATGAGTCTACCGGGCCGAGTACGAACTGATGCTCTGCCGAGTCAGCACCATTCATAGTAGTGTCTTCTAAACGCTTACCACGAACTCGTTGTGCTGTACGACCATGAGATTGTTGTAAGTCCCAATACTCGTCACTTGACACACCTTTTTGCTTAATATCTCCACGAACATAATAATCACCACCAGTAGTGGATTTCATACGTCTAGCGATGTGTTCAGCATCTTGTGTGTTCCCTGCTGTACTTACTGCTCGTTCGTACATGAAGTTGCCTTTACCGTCATGGACACGTTCAACAACAAACTTAGGAGCGGTGTATTGAACTGTGTAGTAACCTTCACGGTAGTTTAGGGCTTGGTCATTGTCGTTAAGGGCTCGCAGGTATGGACCTCGTGAATCCCCTCTAGAAATAACATTCGTAACACTATCTTCGCCTACTGCCATAGGACGCTTCATAGCTGCTATGCTTCCACCTTTAGAGTACAACTCTGTTAGGTCCTCAGCAGTTAAGTGAACAATCTGTCCAGTGGTAGAGTCAAATGCCTTAGCACCAGAACCAGCTTGTTGTCGTGACATAGGCTTAGCGAACAGTCGTGTGTCAGAAGCTGAGTCAACAAGTAACTGGTAGTTTTGAGAACGCAGTGTCTTAACTAGGTCTCGGTTCTCCATCCAGTACATTGTGTCCCATGATTCTTTCCACGCATCTAACGCTTTAATCTCGTCAGGTGTGAAACCATCTGCTACCAGCGAGGTACGCTTAGGCCATTCACCTTTAGCGTTAGCTTCTTTGATAACTGTCTCGACTGTGCCTTGACGAGCTTTAGGAAGTTTCGTATAGATGTCTGAGAACTGTGAACCTAAGTCCAGCAACTGTTGCTCTAGGCGAGCTGCACGGTCAACCGATACGTTAGCACCTTGAGTAATACGTGGGTCTAACATAGAGTGAGCATCTAACAAGTGTCTTGCGAAACTACCCTGTGACTCACCAGCAAACAATGTAGAACGGTCAAAGAAGTTAAGACGTACATCAGCTTCATCAAACTTAGCAATGTCCAGAGGATTGATTGCGTAGTCGTAATCTACTTGTACTAAGAAATCTTTCTTAACTTTCACTTTAACGTTACGAGGTTGTTTGCCTTTAGACTTCATCACCTTAGAAACCTCTTCCATAGCTTCCAGTTCACGCAGAGTAGTAGGAACATATCCGTCACCTTCTCTACGCAGAAGTGTAATGTTGTCATCAGTAATACCGTTGGCACGTAGGTTGAACTTAACCTGTTCAATCGCATCTGCTGCGTTAGCCCATCCACCATTCTCTGGTCCGTACACTGCCTTGATAGATACACCATTAGAGTGTTCACCTACACGAGACATGTTAGTACGGGGCATCATACCAGTAGCTTTAAAGAACTCGTTCACTTTATTAGAAGTGGCTCGTGCTCTCTCACCTTCCGAGTAGTATATCTTACCATCACGGTAAAGTGTACCAAGAACACCTTCATTGGCTTTCAGCCTACCATCTTCCATAGCCCCCGGTCTTCCCACCTTACTAGCGATAAACGCATCATCACCATCTACTTCCCATAACAGGTCATTAGCAATAGCGTCTTCACGTGTAGTACCATATAGCGCTTCAGCAGCTTCACCGGTCTCATCACGCATAGCCATGTCGTGAGCAGCTTTAAACTTCTCAGGGTTGGTCTCTTTAATGTTCTGAGAAACTGATGTAGGTTGTACACGAGAACGTACACTAGCACGTTTAGCAGCACGTATAGCTTTCTCTGTTAAACCTGTCCCTCTGGCGATACGAGCAACAGCACCACCGATAATAGTGAGGTCAAGAACCGAAATCATATTATCTAAGAAAGCTGCATCATCATCGTAGTAGCCATCTTCGAGAATGGTTCTCAGTGCGTCTACACGGGCATAATCGTTCTCATCTGGCATAACCACAGAGGAGTGGGAGTTAACGATGTCTACTAGTTTCTGAGCCACTTGCATACGCTCTTGTGCTGGAAGACTCTCTAACACTCCACGTAAGTCTGACTTAGCATCACCAAGAAGTGTCAAGGCTTCAGTGTAAGCACCAACCTTGTTACCCTCTCCGCGATACTCTGCTAAGATGCTACCGATGTTCTTACTCTGAGTGAAGGGAACTAACATCTCAGCTATATCCATGAACGCATCCATAGTGCCAGTGCTAGACTTAGCCACCTCTCGGTTCAGCAAAGCCTGTGCTTGACGCTTGTACTCGTTCACGTTCTCAATTGAATCTGCCAAACCTACACGAACAAACTCTTCTTCTACTGACTCAGGGCCAGCATCATCTGCTAGTGTTTCCAAAGAGACAATGTTACGAATGTTATACTGTTCGTTAGCTTCATCTAAATATCT